CGGTTATGCCCAGGACGTCAACTACTCAGACGTAAAGAGAGAGGATGGTTATGCAGTGTGGCACGCTTGAGCAGCACCACACATGTTGAAAGATAGCTTACAGAAACTTTGACAAACGATAAAGTATGCAATGAGATCGAAGGTATTACTAAGGAACCTTTTCAAGAACAGGTTGGATTGTTGAATATGGGCAATGAGGCGGCAACATGCGCCGAAATGCCCATTGAGTACGGTTATTATACCGTAGATCAAGGAGAAGATGTTGGTCTTATACAGAAGTATTTGGAGAGACCAATCTTGATCAGTTCTGGTAATCTCATTAGCGCGCCCGGACCTATTTACAATTATGCGTTTGATGACACAACTGCATATAGGAATTTGTTTGGTACAGCTAATTGGGATAGGATGAAGGGAGCTATGGGAGTTCGCGGAACTTTGGTGTTCACGTTGAATGTTACGGCAAGTGCCTTTAATCAAGGTATTCTCGCTTTGGCTTATCAATATGGACTTTCAACGCCATCGAGCAATCAGGCAAGGCACCTTTACTTTCCATTTGTCACGAATTTACCTCATGTCAGGATTAACATAGCAAGTACTACGATGGTTCAGTTGGAGGTGCCTTTTGTATCAGCGAGAGAGTACATACCAATTGCAGTTCAGAATTACACTACCGTGAATGGCGGGATAGTCAGTTTAACGAATTTGACTGGTTCGAGAGTGGCTGCTGGACAAGATCCAGCTAGATACACTTTGTATGTAAGTATGAAGGATGTGGAGTTGATTGGAGCGATGCCATTTGACGTTACAGCGATCACGTTACAGGCGGGTGATGCCACGAGGCACACTTCCACACGAGCAACACAGAGGACAGGATTCAAGGTTACAGGACGTAGTGATGTTTCTACTGAAGGTCAACATCAGGGGCTTCTATCAGCACCGTTGCAAGCTGTATCTGATGCATCAGCAGCTTTATCACACATGCCCGGATTATCCAAAATCGGAGGTATGACCAATTGGTTTAGCGCTATTGCGGCAGACACAGCAGAGGCATTGGGTTTTAGTAAG